GCCGCCAATGACGCAAAAGTCATCATCAACATCGAAGCCGTCAACATCTCGACCGGCACACTTGAGACATACAGCATCAGGAAGTAAAAAAATGCCGCAAATTGCCGACCTGTCAAAAATCCCAGCCCCCGACGTCATCGAAGAGATTGACTTTGAAAAAATCCTCTCCGCACGCAAAGAGCGGTTTATTGCCGAATACCAGACGCCTGCCGAGCGCGACTATTGGCGCAAAGTCTTGGAGCTGGAATCCGAGCCGGTTGTCAAATTGCTGGAAGAGTGCGCCTATTCCGAAATGCTCATGCGCCAAGACTTTAACGAGCGCGCCAAAGGCTTAATGCTGGCATACGCCAGCGGCAGCGACTTAGACCAGCTCGCCGCCAATGTCGATATTCAACGCCTCGTTATTACCGAGGCCGACTACACCGTCGAGCCACCCATCCAGCAGGTTTTAGAATCCGACGAATCCCTGCGCCGCCGCGTGCAAGGCGCGTTTGAAACCCTGACCACGGCCGGAAGCGAGGAATCCTATTACCAACACGCGAAATCAGCGCACGGCCAAGTCGCCGACATCGCCGTCATCAGCCCGAGCGGCGCGGTTGTCGATATTGTAGTCCTCTCCAATCAAGCAGGCGGCGTGCCGTCTGAATCCGTCATCAAAGCCGTGACCGAGGCCGTCAATGCCAAATACCGCCGCCCGACCGCCGACCGCGTGACAGTCAAGGCCGCGCAGATCATCGAGTACCAAATCAACGCGCAGATCATTGTCTATCCTACGCCCGACTATGAGCCGATTTTGGAAAACGCGCGCGCGCGGATGCGCGAAGCCGTGGACGAGAATTTCAAATTAGGCCGCGACGTTGACCTCTCTATGATTTACGCCGCCCTGCGCGTCGAGGGCGTGCAGAGCGTCGTCATCAGCCAGCCTGCCGCCGCCATGCCGGTCACACAATATCAGGCGGCCTTGTGTACGCAAATAAATATCAACTACGGCGGCCAAAATGAATAAATACCAAACCGCCCAGCCATCAACGCGGACGGCATTTGAGAAGAAATTCGGCGAAGCCGAAATCTACCCCGTCCCCTACGCCGTCGTCTCCGACCTATGGAACCCCGACCGCATCCCAGCCCACCTGCTGCCATATCTCGCCTGGGCATTGTCGGTTGACTATTGGAATGACGCATGGGACGAGCAGCGCAAACGCGACGTCATCAAATCAGCCTACCGAACCCATAAATTTAAAGGCACAAACGGCGCAATCGAAGAAGCCCTCAAGCCATTCGGCGTGACAGCCAAGATTACAGAATGGTTTCAGACCAAGCCCATCGGCTCGCCTGCAAGTTTCGGCCTGACTCTTATGGCAGAAGAAGCCATCAGCCAGGCCGACTATCAGGAAATGCTGCGCATCGTCCAAAAGGTCAAGCCGGTCAGCCGTCATTTAAGCGGTTTGACAGTCGGCGTAATTACCGGCGGCAAACTCAAAGCCAGCGGCATCACAATCAGCGGCCAGCGCACGACAATTTATCCGTACATCAAACCAAAAATTAATTTATCCCCGGCAGGCCGCGCCGCCGCCGCATTACAACAAATCGACGTCATCACAATCAATCCGAAAGCCAACCCATGAGCAAACAATACTACACCCTCGTCACAAACATCGGCGCCGCGCGCATCGCTAAGGCGACCGCATTAGGCACAGTCGTCAACTTGAGCCAAATGGCAGTCGGCGACGGCGGCGGCAACCCCATCACTCCGTCAGCCACAGCCACAGCCCTGACGCGCGAAGTGTATCGCGCAAGCCTCAATATGTTGGCAGTTGACGAAAATAACCAAAATCAAGTTATCGCCGAGCTGCTCATCCCCGAGGAAGAAGGCGATTTCACAATTCGAGAAGTCGGCCTCTTTGACGACGACAACAACCTGATCGCCATCGGCAGCATTGCCGACAGCTACAAGCCTCGCCTCTCCAGCGGCACGGCAAGCCAGCAAATCATCCGCATGGTCATTCAAATCGACAACACCGACGCCGTCGTCCTCAAGGTTGACCCTGCTGTCGTTTTGGCGACGCGTGATTTTGTGACCAAAGAAGTATCCCGAATCATGGAAAATAGTGTCGCTCGTGTTGACAGTATTGATTCTTTGCGCGCATACAACGGCACAAGTCAGACCGTGATTGTCGAGGAATATTATAAAAACGGCAGCCTCGCCGCCGGCCTCTTCTTTCGCGACATTAATGGCCAAAAATACAGCGACAATGGCGGGACGGTAATTGTCGGCGCGCAAGGCGCAAGATGGCGAGCCATCGGGCAAAACGTTATTGTTCAAACAGGAATGATTTCAGACGGCGGTACAATCCCACTGCCCGAAGGCTACACGCAGGAGCAGTGCCGATGGATAGTATCCATGCGCGAAGACAACTCAAGAAATGAATCCTGGGACATCGACGAAGGCGGCAGCCATAACCATTTCTTTTACAAAATCTACGCAGATGAAAATCGGCTTGTGACCGCCAAAATGCATCGGCACTCATACCCTCTACGGTCAATTAATGTTAACTACATGATTATCGGAGTCAAATAATGGAAAAAAACAACCCAGTCAGCATTTGGTTTATCTTCAATTCGGTGGGCAAATTTGTTGCACACAGCGACCAACCGCCAAACCTTGAAGATTTGGCAACGCGCGGCGAAACCGTGCGCATCCACACAGCCAATGAAGCCGCTGAATTTATAAAAGAGATGCAACGCGGCTGCATCTTATTTAAAACAGGATTAACGCCGCCCCGACCATCGGAACATCATGAATGGGATGGGAAATCTTGGGTAATTAAAAATAAACAGGCGGCCTTAAATAATGCCAAAGCTGAAAAATTAAAAAATGCAAATGCGAAGGCTCAAGAATTTATTAATAAGGAATCAGGCGCAAATCTCATCCCCGCCTTTGAATTGGCAACATGGGGGCTTCAAGCCGCCGAAGCTATGGCGTGGGAAGAAAATAAAAAAGCCGACACCCCAATTTTAAATGGGATAGCCGCCGCGCGCGGCGTCGATGAAAATGTATTAAAAGCCGCAGCCCTAAAGAAAGCAAAGCAATACTCAAAATTGACAGCACATATCGCAGGCGAACGCCAAGCAATACAAGACCGCATCCAATCTGCCAAAACAATCGAAGACATCGAAGCAATTGTAATTGGGTACACGTTACCGGAGGAAAACTGATGAGCAAAGTTTATTTGGCATTGTACAAAGGCCGCAAACAAATCAAATCGCCCAAAGACATCATCTACCGCGTGACAGACTGGGCCATCCGCAAAGCGACACGCGGCGAATATTCCCATTGCGAAATCGCCGTCAGACTGCCTGACGGTCAGTTTGATTGCTACACATCGTCCCATCGAGACGGCGGCGTCCGTTGCAAGCGCATGGAGCTGCCGTATGACAAGTGGGATTTGATTGAGCTGCCCAAGCCCAATCTGACCTACGGCCGCGCCATGAAACTATGGCGCGAAACCAAAGGCAAAAAATACGACCTGTCAGGCGTTTTGGCCGTCAAGTCGGTTTTCCGCCGCTTGAAATTCCGCCAATCGCCGGACAAATGGTTTTGCTCCGAATGGTGCGCCGCCGTCATCGGCTTTGGCGAGCCGTCCAAATATTCGCCGTCTGACCTTGCCGCCGCCATGAAGCAAGAACAATTTTAAAAAATACCCAAAAAATCCCACGCGCTCGCCACACGCGTGGGATTAATTTTTAATAGTAATCTACAACATAGCCATCAATCGACTAACCCATCAAAAAGGAAGCCCCAATGGCAGAAGCAAACCGCCATCATGGCATCACAGCCAACGAATACACCGAAGGCGTGCGCAGCATCAGCGACATCTCGACAGCCATCATCGGCATGGTTTGTACCGCCGAAGATGCTGACGCAAAGGCATTTCCGCTCAATACGCCGATTTTTGCGACATCCGCTTACGACCTGCTCGCCAAAGCAGGCACAAAAGGCACGCTCGCCAAATCCCTCGACGCCATCGTTGACCAAGCCGACGCTCAAGTCGTCATCGTACGCGTTGCCGACAGCAAAAATACCGAAGAACTCAAAGCAAACGTCATCGGCACAGCCGAGGGCGGCAAATACACCGGCCTCAAAGCCCTGCGCCGTGCCAAAGCCGTGACAGGCTATACCCCGAAAATCTTAGGCTGCCCGGAACTCGACAGCCAAGACGTCTTGACCGAATTGGTAGGCGTTGCCCAAGCGACGCGCGCCTTTGCCTATGGCATCGCAGGCGGCAATCCCGACATTACCGAAGTGGGCAACTATCGCAAGAATTTCGGCCAGCGTGAGCTGATGTTGATTGACAACGAATTTATGGCATTCGACCCGACCACCAAGAAAACCGAAACCGCCGCAACGATTGCGCGCATCTTGGGCGCGCGTGCCAAACTCGACAAAAATGTCGGCTGGCATAAGTCAATCTCCAATACCGAAATCAACGGCGTCAGCGGCCTGAAATTCGCGCGCAGCTTCGATTTGTTAGACAAAAACTGCGACGCCAACACCATCAACAACAAAGACGTCACCACCCTGATCCGAGAGGACGGCTTCCGCGTTTGGGGCAATCGCACCTGCTCCAACGACAGCATGATGGCTTTTGAAATCGCCACGCGTACCGCTCAAATCATCCAAGAGACAATTGCCTACGCCTTCATGTGGGCGCTCGACAAGCGGCTACACCCAAGCATGATGGAAGACATCATCATTGCAATCAACGCCAAATTGGCGCAGTACGTCAACAAAGGCTACATCTTGGGCGCGCGTGTCTTTATCGACAAAACCCTCAACACATCCGAAACCGTCCAAGCCGGTCAATTCACAATCAGCTACGAGTTCACATGGGTGCCGCCATTAGAGAACATGGTTTTAAACCAACACGTCACCGACACATTCTTTGTTAACTTGGTTAACAAAGTCATCACATTCGCCAACAACCTGAAACCGACTACCGTCTAGGCCGTCTAAAAGGAAAACCACCCCATGAAAATGCCTAAAGTCCTCAAAGGCTTCAACCTCTTCGTCGATGGCGAGAACCAATACGGCGTCGTCGTCGACATCACACGCCCCAAAATCAGCCGCCAAACCGAAACCTACACGCCGGGCGGCGCAATGACCGAGATGACCGTCGTCCACGGCTTTGAAAAACTGACGATGGAAATCACATCCAAAGGCTACGACGCCGACATGCTCAAATCTATGTCAAGCAGCATTGACGGCAAGCTGCTGCGCTACCAAGGCGCGCTACAAGAAGAAGACAGCACAGACTACCAAGTCCTCAAAGGCGAAGCGCGCGGCCGCATTACCGAAGCCGACCCCGGCAGCGACAAACAAGGCGAAGGCGGCGCGCATAAATTCACAGTCGAGCTTGTCTACTGGAAAGAAAGCGTGGACGGCAGCCCAATCGTCGAAATTGACGTCATCGGCAATAAAGCCGCTTTCGGCGGCCAAGACGAACGCGCCGGCCTTCGCGCCGCTTTGGGCTTGTAATGAAAACCAAGAATCTGGCCATCTACCAGGGCGACAGCTATTTATTCAAAGTCGCCCTGACCGACGAGAAAGGCGAGCCGTTGCAAACCGACGGCCTGTCTTTTGCCTTGTCCGTCAAATTTCCCGACGGCGAAACCATCACGCCCGAGCTGACCGTTGACGGCAACATCGTCAGCCTGCTGTTTCCATCCGCCCTGACCGCCGCCATCACGCACCAAACCGCCGAATACGACCTACGCGCCATCAGCGGCCAGTACGTCAAGACTTATTTGCGCGGTCAACTGCACATCACGCCGAGCATCACGCCCGTGACAGTAGGCGACGGCGGAGAAATCCGCGAAGAGGCCGTCAGCGTTGCCGTTTCCGAAGCCGCCATCATCCGCGCGGCTGGAAACCAAAGCCAGACGGCATACGACGACAGCGAAATCAAGCAACGGCTCGCCGCGCTGGAAAACCGCCAAGACCAAGACACTGTCTTCGACGACAGCGAACTCAAGCGCCGCCTTGCCGCGCTGGAAAACCGCCAAGACCGAGACACCGTCTACGACGACAGCGAAATCAAGCAACGGCTGACCGCGCTGGAAAACCGCCCAGCCCCAGTAGCAAAGGCAGAATCGCCATATAGCGAAATACAGGAAGGATATATTGCGCGCGAAAATTTCGGCTTCGACCCCTCCCCCATGAAGATGAACACCGTGTATTTCCCTACCCCATTCTCACGCCGACCCGATATTTTCGAGGCGTACTTAGACATCCGGAGCAATTCGACGCGATGGCAATATATCCAAAACGTGACTGAGTCAGGCTTTGACATAACCACCACCTACCCCCCAGATTTGAAAGGCGTTTGGTATCGCGCCGCCATCTTAAAATCCCAATAGGAGCCAACTATGCAAACCATCAAAATCAACGACGACAACACCCTGACCATCGAGCTTTCCACCGGCGACCGCTACACCCTGCGCGAGCCGCTGGCCAAAGACATGGAGGGCTTGGGTCAGGATTTGATTAAAGTCAAACACACCGACACCGTCCAAAAACTGCTGGGCAAAATCTCAACGCCGCCGCTGACGCGTGTCGCCTATGGCAAATTGAGCATGTCAGACGCTCAAGTCTTAAACGTTGCCATTGATTTTTTTTCAGCGCCGCCGTCAG